CTGTCGCTGACAATGTTTTGAAGTATGGCACGGGTGCTTTGAATATTGATGGTTCGAGGATTGGAATTTCAACAGACGATCCGAATCATAGGAAGCCGAGTGTTCCATTTACTGGACGTGTATTTGCTGTCGCAGATGGCAAATCTAATGGGCGGCCCGTAGAAAATCTAAACTCCAAAGGCCGCTGGCCGGCTAACATTCTATTCGATGAAGCTGCTGCTGAAATGCTTGATGCGCAGAGTGGTAACTGCAAGAGTGCTGGGAAATATAAAGATCAGACGCTTGAAAAAGAAATCGGGTTAAATTCGGTGTTTGGAGTTGGGGATAGACGCCCAACTGCATACGCAGGAGAGACAGGCGGAGCATCTCGTTTTTTCTACGTCGCAAAAGCATCAAAGCGTGAGCGCGGAGAAGGCAACGGACATCCGACAGTTAAGCCAACAAAACTCATGGAATATCTAATCAAGCTTGTGACGCCTCCGCATGGTACAGTGCTCGATCCATTCATGGGGTCAGGATCGACTGGTGTTGCAGCGAAAAATCTTAATTTTAAATTTGTCGGAATGGAAATGAGTGAAGAGTATTTTGAGATAGCTAAGAAAAGAGTCGAGGCTAAATCATGAACAAAAAGAAAAACGGTAGACCGACACTTCTGAATGAAACTCTCAAAGAACAAATGCTCAGAATGTACAAGCTAGGACTTACCGATAAGCAGGTAGCAGAAGTCATAGATGTCGATGAGCAAACCATAACTAACTGGAAAAAAGACGACAACTTCTTCGGGTCCATAAAGGAATGTAAGCAGATTGCTGATGATCTTGTTGAGCAAGCTCTATTCAAGAGAGCAACAGGACACAAGCATAAGGCTGTTAAGATCTTCTATGATCCAAGACTTGGTGAAACAGTCGAGCATGAATACATTGAAGAGTATCCTCCAGATCCAACATCAATGATCTTCTGGCTTAAGAACAGACAGCCAAAGAAATGGCGAGACAAGCAAGAGATAGATCACACAACTGAAGATGGTAAAGGACTAAAGATCACACTCAACTATGCTCGAAAAGGAAAAGAGTAAACCTTACTTCTCAGCATTCTCACCTGATGTGATTCCTTATCAAAGAGAAGTGGTAAACTTCTTAGATAACTGGGACTACTCATCAGGCACTCCAGAAATACTTCTGTCAGGATCTTATGGATCTGCAAAGTCAATACTGATGGCTCACTTGGTTATCAGACACTGCCTTGAGTGGACAGGTGCTAAGGCTTGCCTTGCAAGAAAAGCAATGCCAGATCTTAAAGATACAATCTTCAAAGAAATACTTGAACACCTTGCGGAGGACTTCATTGAAGGCACTCACTACTGGGTGAACAACACCTCAGCAAAGATCACGTTCTTCAATGGATCTGAGATCTTATCTAGATCTTGGAGTGACAAGAAATACAAGAAGGGCAGATCTCTAAAGCTATCGATGCTTGTGATTGAAGAGATATCAGAGAATTCACTAGAGGACATGGAGGCATTCAAGACCTTGAAGGCGAGGCTTCGCAGGCTACCTCATGTGTCTGAAAATATATTAATCGCAGCGACCAATCCTGACTCCCCAACACATTGGGTGTATCGGTATTTCATAGAAGATCAGAAGCCCACAAGGAAAGTGTTCTACTCAGTCACCACTGACAACCCATACCTTGATCCAATATACATTCAACAATTGCAACAGGACTTAAGCCCACAAGAGGCTGATAGGTATCTTCGCGGTCAATGGGTGGACATAGACCATGAGAATATCTATTCAGCTTACAAGAAGGATAGAAACTTTAAAGCACAACCCTATGAAGTGGACAGCAGACATCCTATTCACCTGTCATTCGATTTTAATATTGGAACAGGAAAGCCTATGTCTAGTGTGGTATTCCAGTGGATCGATGGCACCTTTCATGTCTTTGATGAGGCGGTTGTTCACGGTGCTAGAACTCTGGACATCATGGAGGAGTGGAATGACAGAGGACTTTTCAGGATCACAGACAATAGAAACATAGAGATCTTGATTCACGGTGATGCTGCAGGAAACCACAGAGACACAAGGTCAACTCAATCTGACTATGATCAGATCAAGAAGTACTTGGCGCAATTACCTGGACTAAGGTTTAAGATGGAAATACCACTTGCAAACCCGCCAATCAGAACAAGACACAATCGCATCAACTCTCATTGCATCAATGAGTTAGGGCAAGTTAGGCTTTATCTTTACGAGAAGTGCAAGATCCTTGATGAAGGCTTAAGATTGACAGCTTTCAAAAAGGGGGCAAACATGGTGGAAGATGACAGTTTTTATGCGCAGCATATCACAACTGCATTGGGTTACGGTGTGACCTACGTTACCAACAAAAGCAAGACAACGATAACCTCACAGAAGGTGCGCTAAATGTCAGAGATAGACTACTTAAACTCCCAGATTAGAAAATCATTAGTTGCAGATCTTAAGAACAATGAGAATGAACAGAGAAAGAAAACCTCTGTTAAGCAATTCGAGATCTTCAAAGACAGAGCCCTATACTTTGTTAAGGAATATCTTAAAGGCTTCTATGCTCAAGACACTATCAATGAAATGCCTCTCATTGGATCTATTAACCTCGCTAAGCGTGTTGTGACTAAAGAAGCTGGCCTCTATGTCAATGCACCGACCAGGACCTTTGTAGGGCTGACAGAAGATCAGGCTCAAGCAATGCACAAGGTGTACGCAGATCTTAAAGTCAACACTGCAATGCTTAAGGCAAATCAGATGTTCAAAGATCAGGACCAGACACACGTCCAGGTTTGTCTTATGAACGGCGCACTCAAGATTAGAAACTTATGGCAACATCAACTAGACGTTGTGCCAGCACCTTCTGATCCCGAGAATGCAGATGCTTACATGATCACAGGCTTTGATAAGTCGATGTACTTACCGCGCATGGTTTCCACTGCAGACAATGTGAATCAGAAGATCGGTGATCCTGATGACTACAAAGAACGCATGAAGCGCATTGCCTTCTGGTCTGATGAGGATAACTTCATCACTGACGAGCGTGGCAATATCATTTCAGAGGACACTGCCAATCCATTAGGCATGTTGCCATTTGTTGATATCTCACAAGACAAGGATTCTGAGTACTTCTCTCGCACTGGTGAGTCGCTTACTGATTCAACAATACAGTTCAATGCAATGATGTCAGATCTATTTATGATGGTACGCATGCAGACCTTTGGTCAGGCATGGTTTAAAGGCTCAGAAGAAATGATCCCGACTAACATTCAAATCGGACCTAACCGCGTTCTGAAACTACCGATCAATCCTGATAGACCAACAGACACAGACTTTGGTTTCGCCAATGCAAACGCTGATATCCCTGGTGCGATCCAAGCCATTGAATCATTCTTGTCTGCATTCTTATCTAGCCGTGGCCTTGATCCTTCTATCGTAAACACCAAAGGCAACTCCAAGAGTTTCTCGTCTGGAATCGAGAGGCTTTTGGCCATGATTGAGATGTTCGAGCCATCAAAAAGTGACGCTGACCTCTTTGCAGATGCAGAGAAAGGGCTTTACAAGATCATAGTTCGCTATATCAACACTTATGCTAACACTGCCTTCTTGCCTAACTTTCCAATCGTATCAGTGCCAGAGACTTCAACTGTGGAGGTTCAATACTCTAAGCCTGAGGTTGTTCAATCAGAACAAGAGAAGCTCACCTCTATTAAGCAACGCCTTGAGCTTGGATTGATCGATGACATTGATGCGATTGCTCAAGATAGAGGAATTAGTCGCGAGGCTGCAGAAGAGATCTATGAAGTGATCAGACCTAAAGCAATGGCCAGAGAAGTAGAGGATATGAATGGCGATCAAGGGCTTGAAGGTAACTAAGACAGAGCTAAGCCAAGACATCGACTTCGATGCGCTTGCTGGTGCTCCTATCTCTTTAGATCCTGTCTTACAGCGTGAGATCGCTCAGGCCACAATCGACTACATCAAGACTAGAGTCGAGGATGAGAATCTAGGCATTGGCAGAAAGAAGCTTAAGTCTCCTTATCAGAAGTCATATGAAGAGTCGTTAGACTTTAAAGCTGCAGGTAAGTCTGCAAGCAATGTGAACATGATGTTAAGCGGTGACATGATGGGTTCAATTGATGTGCTTGAAGAAGGTGAAACAGTTAAGATCGGCATTGATAACCCAGCAGTTACAGACAGAGCATATGGACATCAGTCTGGTTTTGAAGGCCATCCTAATCCTAAGATGAGTAAGTACAAGCGTGAGTTCTTTGGCGTATCTGATGAAGAGATAAAGAAGAACATTCTCCCAGACTTTCAGTCAGACATCGATGCTTTGAAAGAAGGACTTAGACCATCAGCAAGAGACCTTGAAACAGCATCAACGCAAGATGATCTATTCAGGTTCATAAATGGAGTGCCATTCTCGGAGCTATTCGATGAGTCTTAATCTTAAGGTCAATGAAGATTCACTAAGAGCATTAGAGGATAACACTCGTAAAGCATTTGAGAAGGTAATTAGAAATAAAGAACTATTGAATGACATCGGTGAGACAATCATCACAGATATTAAGTTTCAAACTAGACGTGGCAATTCAATACCTACGCAAGGAAAGCTTAAGCCTCTGACTTCTAAATGGAAAGATAAGCGAGCCAACATCGCAGACCAGATCAAGACTGGCGAAGCGTATTCAAAGAACAGATCAAACCTTACACTCTCAGGCCAGCTTCTAGATTCACTGAAAACTAGAATCAAAGGCGCAGGACAGATCATCATTGAAGCTGTTGGATCTAGGACGCCTTACCTATACTCGACCAAGAAAACAGTTAAGAGTCGCAAGCAAAAGCATGAGCCAACAAATGAAGAACTCGCTCAATACGTTAAAGAACAAGGCAGACCTTTTCTCGGCATACGCGATGCGATAAAGGATAGAATCAAGAAAGACATAATTGCATTCATACGAAGGTCTAGCAGAGTATTAGATAAGATAAATAAACGCTAACAGATTGCGTTGACATAAATTAACATGGAGGACGAGAATGTCAGAGTCAAAAGACGCCAGTGGTGTCGATCAAGCTGCCAGTGGTAGCGAAGATAAAGTTCAATATGAAACTTACAAGAAAGTATTGAGTGAGAAGAAAGCATCTCAAGCAAAACTAGATCTTGCACTTTCAGAACTTGAACAGCTTAAGTCTGAGAAACTAAATCTTGAGGGTAACAAAGACAAGATCATTGAAGAACTCAACGGTCGAGTTAAGAAGGCAGAAGAAGGATGGAAACAATCTTCTAAAGCTTTCGCAAACAAAGTCTTTGAAAAAGAAGCTAAGGCTGTAGCCTTGCAACTTGGAGCAGATCCTCAATTTGTAGATGACTTGATAGCAGTAGGGCGCACTCAGAAAGCGTTCGATGCAGTTGAAATCAAGGATGATTTCACAGTAGATGAAGCCTCTCTTAAAGATGTGTTCGCAAGGATGCAAAAAGAGAAGCCAATCTTCTTCAAGGGCCAGGCAAAGGCGACTAAGGACGTTCATCTAGCCCACGGAGGGGCTAAATCAATCGGCGGAGTAGATCTGTCTAAGGCGTCAAAGGATGACATCTTAGATATGTGGAGCAAGTTAAAATAAACTAACGAACAAGGAGTGTTCAAATGGCAGTTACAGGTAATACAGAATTAGTGCTTTCAAAAGCACAATTGATTTCAGAACTAGTTCAACGTGAGTTGAAATTCCAATCTAAGCTTATGCCAACAGTAACAGATTACAGCGCTCTTGCAGTACCTGGATCTCGCTCTGTTGCATTGCCTAAGTTTGGATCTTTCACTGTTGAGAATCGCGCATCTGCAGCAGCTGCAACTATTCAAGATCTTGGCGTTGTTACTAACGACACCATTTCTTTTGATAAGCGTGCAACTGTTAGCTGGTTGATCGATTCAATGGACGCTTTGCAAGCTACACCTGCAGTACAACAATTGTACATTCAGCGTGCAGCAGCTTCTCACGCGCGCTTTATTGACGAGCAAATCATTGCAGTTCTTGATGCAGCAGCTGGCTTAGATGTCGGTGCAGCACCAATCACTCAGCCTTTGATCCTCGACATGCGCGAAGAACTCTTGAAGAACTATGCTAACATGGATCAGTTGTTCCTTGTTATCGGTCCAGATCAAGAGAAGGTTATGCTTGCAATTTCTGACTTCGTTTCTGCTGATAAGTACGGATCAAGTAATATCCCATCCGGCCAAATTGGGAAAATTTACGGCGTTAATATTCTTGTGCATCAGGGTTTAGCTGCTGGTAAAGCGTTCATGTACGATAAAGATGCAGTTGGAATCGCTATGCAACGTGCTCCTGCTTACGGTGAAAACCCAGCGAATCAGTACGGTGTTGGATCGGTTCAAGCTGTCCTTGATCAATTGTTTGGTTTGACTGCATTGCAGTTAGGTCAACTTGGTAAGGGTGCTACACTTTCTCCATTGATCGTAGAAATGTAATAGAGGTTAGGGTTTGGAAGCTAAGCTCTCCAGAATCCCAAATTATATTAAGGCGTCTAGTCCGATTGGGCTTAGACGCCTTATGCTTCGTAACAACATCAGGCTTGGTGCGCAGGTCGCGTATTTTCAAATCAACTTTGACGGTACTGATTGGATCGCATGGTTTTACGAAGAAGTATCTTTTATGCAAGAGTTCGATGCCCAGATGAAGTCTAATGTGGGAGGCGACTCCGATGGCTGAAACTAGACAGCAATTAGAATACTGGACATATGAAAAGACAGACACAGCAGAGGCGCATCAGAGAGTAACTGCAGTAGGTGCTAATGGCGACCTTCTCAGTACTTCTATTGATGGCACATCATACTTAAATTTACTTTCCGAATGGCCGTATCTAGCGGTTGATAACAACATCAAAGCAAACTACCCGACAGCGACAAGAGAGACATATGAATTCAGAAAGGACTTGACCGTTGTGTTGACCTTGCAGGTTGACTACACCGACTCAACAAAGAATGTTCTTTCTGAGGTGCGGAGGATCGTTTGAGTTTTAAGTTCAATCCATTAATTAAGATTGGATTAGATAGAGTTAACGATGCAGAGTTTTCTTTGTACACTGGTACAATCGCACCTGCATCTTCTACTGATATCAAGATTGATGACGATGCAAACTTCACAGGATGCAGAGTTAGTTTTGAATTGTATTTTGCAGACTTAACTAAGAACAAAAGCTTCGATATGAATATTACAAAGAAATTCTCTGGACTAACGGATAGTGTTTACGCTCGCATGGGCAACCTTTCAGCATCGGTTGTTGCGAATATCTCAGGCCCTGATATCATTTTGAGCGTGACCAATAACGAAGCAACTGCTGTTTCATATAAGATGAAACGCATGCTAATCTAACGGAGGTTTAATATGGCTCGAGTATTACATGGCATTGAAAAGGGCTTGCGTCTTTTTCAAGAAAACGGCAATGAGCTAATTGATATCTTATCTGGTGCAGCTGTACCAGATGGTTTACTTGATCAATCGGATGCGTCCATCGGTTCATTGTACGTTCGCTCTGGCACTGGTCAGCTTTACCAAAAGATTGCGAATGCAGGAAACTCATCTGACTGGCAATTGAATGGAGCGACTTCTGCTGTTATCGGCACTTGGCGTCCTGAGAGCGTTGTTGTTGTAACTAACGCTGTTCAAGGTGCTGGCACTCGAGACATGGTAGCTTCTCCATTCTCTGACGATGAAGGCACAATTGTACCGATTGGTGACTATGTTGTTGATAAGTATGTAATCAGTGATGCAGATGGCACTCCTGTTCTTTTGAGAATAAGCGCAGTCTCTGGTGACGATGTTACCTTCGTAGTATCTGGATCTGCACTTGTTGCCAATGATACTTTTGTAACTAAGCACTACTTGCCAGACAGCCCTGCTGCTCAAGAGGGTGAAGCTATTGTAAACTTCAATGGCACAGTGATGATTAAGATCGCTGATGTGAATTGGAACTTTGCAGATGGCATCAATATGGCAGCTGGTTACGCTCCAGTAAATGGGACAGTAACTTCTGCTGACACTGTAAACTCTGCGATCCAAAAGCTTGATGGCAATCAGATTGATTTGACTACTTTGTCTGGCGTTGCTCAAGGTGCTGTTGACCTCGGGACCTTCACGGGCGCGACTATCCCTGATGCATCTACAAACAAGGGTGCATTTCAGGCATTAGAAACTGCTCATGAAGAAGTAGATCAGAACGTCAATGATCTTATCACTTTGAGTGGAGTTGCAGAAAACTCTACAGACCTTGGGACTTTCACTGGTGCTACAATCCCAGATGCATCAACTGTTAAGGCAGCTTTGCAGTCTTTGGAAACAGCCCATGAAGAAGTTGACCAGAATGTTAATGACCTGATCACCTTGTCTGGAGTTGCAGAGAATGCTACCGATCTTGGGACCTTTACTGGTGCCACGATCCCAGATGCTTCAGATGTTAAAGAAGCATTGCAAGCTCTTGAGACTGCGCATGAAGAAGTTGACCAGAATGTAAACGATCTGATCACTCTTTCTGGTGTAGCTGAAAACGCTACAAGCTTCGGTACTTTCACTGGAGTTTCTCTTGCGGACAATCAGACATCTAAGCAATTGTTTCAGCGCATTGAAGTGTTGCTTGAGCAGATGCGCGGAGTACAAGTTGCAGCAATCACTGCGGCAACAACTGTTGACTCTGTGCCTCACGCTGATGTTAAGGCTTGCAAGTGGTTAGTTGAAGCATTTGAAGATGCAACACCTGCTAACAGAAAAGCTTTTGAGATCTATGCTTTGAACAATGGGACGCTTGTCGATGACACTTCGTATTCATTGCTTAAGGTTGGAGCTAACTTCAACTTAACATTATCTGTGGACATTTCTGGCGCAGACATGAGACTTCGCGCTGCAAGTTCTAGTGCTGGTGTAACAGTGACTGCTCGCAGAATCGAAGTTGTTAAGTCAATCTTGTAGGATGGTAAATGGCTGTTGATCTAACGAAGGCTTTTGAAACAGAGAATGGCATCAAAGTCGGGGAGGTAATACTCCCTGACTCTATAGTTTCTCTTATCAGAAGCTCAAAGCCTACATACTCTGGCGACCTAATTTCATCCATCGAGTATTACAATTCGCTCACTCAAATAAATGCCAATAGAATAAGCAAGGCAGACTTCACATATTCTGGTGACAATGTATCGACTCAAGTAAACACTTACTATGGTCCAGATGGGGTGACTGCTGTTAGCACAGAATCAATTGCTTACTCTTACACCTCGGACTTGATGACTAAGGTAGAGGTGACTTGATGTTTGGTATTCTTTCACAGGTTCAAGGATGGCTTAAGATCAAGGGTGCTACCGATGGCACAATGATCGGCAATTCAGGATCTTCGTTAAATTCTAATGTGACTGCGAGCGTTCTGCCAACAGGGGCAGCGACAGAAACAACATTGGCTTCTGTTCTAGCTAACTTGAATGTATCTACATCTGCACCAGGCTCAGCAGCGCAAGGCCTAATTGTAAGGCAAGTGCCTTTTGAGTTGCCTACATTTTCCGTGGTAGCACAGGACGTTGTAGTAGGTAACAACAAGTCAATGCTCGCCATTCAAAACACTGGCACTTCTAAAGTAGTTCTAAGAGAAATATGGATCATCAATGATCAGACTACTGCAGTGACTGGTGTTGCAGGTCTTTTTGAAGTAAGAAGGATCACAAGCTTCAGTGGCGGCACAGCCTTAACTCCAGTTTCTTTTGATACAGCAGACACATTGCCAGCAGGGGTAAGTGCTGCTTTTGCATCGACTGTGGCTGGTGAAACATCTTTGTTAAGAACTGGACGCTGGTCTACTGATGAGTGGGGACCTGGGACATTGGACACAGAAGGTAATGACCACGCCAATCAAAATACTGAGCCATATTGGAAACAGACACCTAACGGCAAGGGATTTGTGATCAGGCAGAATCAAGGCGTGCATGTTAAGTTTGCGACAAACTCAACTGCTGGTGCATTCAACATTAGATTTATTTTCACCACGGAGTAGAAGATGGCTTTGAAAGCTAAGAAAACAGATTCAAATTCTACTTACTCTGGAGTCACGGTAACAACGTCTTTCGTTTCTCTGACTAACGTGCAGTTTGCAACACTATGGAAAAGCCCACAGTTCGCATTAGACTTAGACAATGGACTTGTTATTGTTTCAGATGACTTAAGAGAGTTCGGCGGCGATGAGGCATGGGAAGCAATCGAAGATTTCTTAGAGCAAAGAGATGCATCAGGTCGTGTGATCACTCGCGGTGCTGCAACAACGGATGGCTGGCACTATCAACCACATTGGATTGAATGGAAAACTGCAGACATTGGATCATTGTATAACAAGAAAATAAACCTAAGCACTTATGCAGAAGAAGATTTAGGTTTCTCATCTGTTAAGTTCTACAATGCAGGCGGTACAGAAGTGACTGACTCTGCAGATGAAGCGACAATCGTCACAACTGTTGTGGACTTCATGCCTTCGCATGACTACGAGATATTCGGAGCAAAGATCTTTCAAGAGTCAAAGCCTACAACTGACATCAGAGTTTGGGTTGTTGCTGCTCCAGATATCCCTGCAATTTACGGCGGTCAGATTGTATTCGGTCAAGGCGGCATAAACATGCGATTGCTTGGCGAAGGCAACGGTGCCGACACAGATGGCAAGACTTCAAAGCTTGTGTCATACAATGGTGGAGTAGGTTCAAATAAGTTTAGATTCATTTGCAAGCATGGTGCTGGTGTTCAACATCAGATGTCTGTCATGCTAGAATTTTTCAAGGCACCATGATGGTAACAGTTAAAGTAATGCTTTCAAAAAGGCGACAGTGGTGGGCGGTAGGATCTAAGCTTCTGATGGCCTGGGAGGGTGTTGAATTCTCTCACTGTGCTGTTGAGATCGATGGCCTTGTCTATGAATCTGTCTGGCCTGAGGCGAGAGTTGTGCCAAAGGCTGAATGGCTTAAGAAGTACCATGTAACTAAGCAATGGGAAAAAGAAGTCAGTGAAGAGACTGCAGACATGATGGAGGTCTGGTTCATCGAGGCTGTGGTAGGGAAAAACTATTCTCTATGGCACCTTGTGACAATCGGATTGACGATAGTATCTAAGAGAGTTTCAAGCATCATGACTCACAGAGAGTTCGACGGCTCGAGAGAATTGATCTGCACTGAGGCTGTAGGACTTTGGATGAGCAAGTTCTTTAACAAGAAATGGAATGAGCTACCAGACTGGTTATCCTTAAAGGATATTGAGAGTGGAGCTTCGGAGGTGTTTGAATGATATTCCCTAATTTAGAAATTGAAGATGTTGTCCAGGTAAACGACAAGACAAGGATCAATGGCACTAAGAGTTTTGTCTCTAAGGACAATGCCGCTGTGACTCTTGTTCGCATCAAGCCTGAGGCTACAGAGAGCTTCATTGATGTCACTGGCGGTGCGCCGATCAGTGCTAACAACTGGTATCTTGACTGGCAGTATGCAACTGCTGGGACTAAGACTGTTGAAATTGAAGTGACTGCAGGATCTGTGGTGACTTTAACTTCTACAATTACTGTGGTGAGTGTGGCTGATGACTATCTCTTTTCTTCTGACAAGGACCTTGTTGGATATGAGAATGCCATCATGAAATGGGTGCCTCCTGGTCGCAACTCATGGCTCAATGTACATCGTAAAGCACAGACCTTGATCTTGGATTGGCTAGATTCAATCAGGATCTGGAAACAGGATGGCACTCGCTTAACGAAGGCTGACTTCTTAGTGACCAATGATGTACGCCAATTGTCTGCATACTGGACCTTGCAATTGATCTTTGAGGATCTATCGAACAAGCCAGATGACGTGTTCAAGTTTAAGGCAGATGCATATTCAGAGCTTGTGATGCAGGCAAAGAACAGAGGGCGCATTCAGGCAGACTTTAATGACAATCAGGTTGATGACGGTGTTGAAGAAGATTCTCAAGACATGCGTTCATTTACTATGGTGCGACGATGAGCCTAACGCTGATTAAGCCATACTTCAGAGCAGGGCTTAACTCATTAGGATTCTATGAGTGGACCGATGGATTTCCTTCAGACAATATCCCCTCGACGTTAGTTGAGGAAAGCTACCAGCATAACATCGAAGATATTGCAGGCGATGCGCTAGGGGCTTTAGATCATGGCTTCAGTGTCACTTATCTAGTTGAGGTGTTCTTCAATGGATATCGTGACGTTAAGACCAATATTGACCGCGCCGTTTCTAGGGGTGAGGATATTGTTGTGCAGCTATGTAACCCAGCAAACTATGATCCTAGCGTTCATCGTGTTGAGTTGAATAGCATGAACATCAGTCCACTGAGTGACGAGTTGAATGATAACGTGATTAAGGTTGAGTTAAGATTTCAAGTTAAGGTTTCAGTTTGTTTTTAAATAAAGCCAAAAACCAACAAGGAGGTTGAGCATGGCATGTAATACGCAGACTTATAATTTAGGTGTTGTAAACATCCTTCTTGGTGAGGACAGAGTTCAAAAATTCTGCACCACTTTCAAGGCAGATGTTTCAGGATCTCTGGAAAACAAGTACTTCGTTTATCACGAACCTGTTACTTTTGCGAAGCATTACGTTTGGTATCAAGTTGGAGGCTCTGGCGGTGTTGATCCTGCTGTGCCGAATGCAACTGGACACATGGTAGACATCGCGACAAACGCGACTGCTGCGGCTGTAGCAACTGCAACTGCTGCTGTGTTGAATGCTCTTGGACACATCGGTACTGCAACTGTAGACGGCGAACACATGGAAACTACATTCACAGTAAGCGGTTATGCATACCCTGCACGCGATGCTCTGGCATCTGCTTCAAGAACTACATTCACAATTGTTGTAACTCAGTATGGATCTGTTCAAGCAGACATGGGATCAACTGATGGTGACACCACTTTTACAATCGAAGAGTCAACTCTTGAAGTTGTAGCACCACAGACTGGTGACTACGTTCTTGACGAGATCAACAAGGGATCAACTGTCTCTGCAGCTTTCTCTTTGAAGGACACTTCACAAGAGTCAGTTCGCCAAGCGATTGGATTCTATGGACAAGTGATTGTAACTGATGACGCAGCATCTAAGGTCATTGCTGGTTACGGCTCAAGCAACTTGTACAAGAGTACATTGCCTGCAGCAACTCGTTTGATCTTCAGACCTACGAAGTTTGCAGCTGATGCAAATACTTCTGAGGACTTTGCAATCCATAAGGCACGCTTGAAGCTTGGCGAGATCACTTTCTCTTCTGAGAATGAACTCGTTCTGCCAATCGAAGCAATGGGATATCTTGACACTACTAAGGCAACTCAAGTTAACTTGTGGTCTTATGGTGACGCTGCATCTATCCCAGCTGTCTAACGAAGGAATGAATGGACTTTAAAGCAAGTAAGAAGAAGTTGAAGGTATCGGTCGGTGAGCAGGTCTATGAACTAGCCTGCTTATCGATCCTAGAGCATGAACAGTTAGAAGAAGGCCTTAAAGGTATTGAGCCTGGTAAGGCCATGCAATTCTATGCTGAGGTAATGTCAAAGCATGGTTTGCCTAAAGATGTTTTCTTCAGTGAGTTCGATTCAGAATCAGCACTTGATCTGATCACTCTATGGTTATCACCAAAAAAAAAGAGTTAACCGACCGTTTCCTTATCAAGGCAAAGCTTGCAAGGTTTTACGGTTGGTCACCTGAATCAATCAATCAATTGGACTTAGAGGACTTCGAGCAGTACGCAAGAGCTATGCGAATGCTTGAAGCACAAGAAATGCTTCTCGGCTTTAGTACAGCTTGTTATCCGAACATGAAAGATCACGATAGGTCTAAGCGGTGGAAAGAGATCCATAAGCAGGCTTATCCATCAAATTATTCAAAAAACGTCCGGCGAGTATCAACTAAAGAATTGGCAGAGGCCATGAGAAGCCGTTAGCCTTTAGTCTATGGCTTCAGAGAATCAGTTAGTAATTGAGATAGTTCTAGACGATGGCTCAATCAAGCAGGGCTTTGCGCGTGTTAAGTCAGAGGCGAAGAAGTCTACTGATGAAGTTGCAAAGAACACTGAAGTATCTGGTAAGAAACTAGCTGACAATCTAACTAGCCCAATTACATCTGCCTTTGAAAAGATCGGTGTAACAGTATCAAGTAGGCTTGTGCTTATCGGAGCAGCAGCCGCTGCAACTGGTATCGCAATTCAACAAGCATTTAAGTTTACACTTATCGGTGAAGAGATCGGTCGAATCACTGGTCAGTTTGATAGGTTCGCTGCAAGTGCTGGTCTATTCGGTCCACAGTTAAGGCAAAGCCTAGAGGCTGCTGGCGGTGGACTTGTAGACATGGAGCAGATCTTAGATAAGTCTGCTGCAACTTTTGCAGAGCTTGGCGCGAATGCAGCAAAGCTACCTCAGATCCTAGAGACTGCTAGAAACATTGGAGTGTCAACAGGTCGTGATGTTGGCGAAGTGTTTGAGGCTTTGAATAGAGCGATACTTACAGGCAACACTAGAGGACTTCAACAGATTGGCATCTTCATCAAAGCAGATGAGGTTGTTAACAAGTATGCTGCAAGTGTTGGCATAGCTACAAAAGACATAACAGAACAAGTAAGGCAGACAGCACTACTTGAAGAAGTGACTGGCAGATTGTCTAGTCAGTTCGCCAATGCAGGCGCAGGCCTGACTCCAGTTAAGACTGCATTCACTCAGCTTAAAGTTGCATTTGATGACTTGTTTGATTCTCTTGGCGTTAGAGCTAACCAGGCATTCGGTGGAGTTTTTGCAAGTGCAACAAAGCTCGCGGCTGATGCTGTGGCTTCTGTTGCTAACGCGATAAATCCAAAGGCAATCGAGACATCACTTCAAGCAGCAGAGAAGATCGCAAGGCTTCAGCAAAGTATTGCAGAAAACAACGCTACGGTTGAGAGAAACTTACCAAGTGGTATAGCACTCAACAAGCAACTCAATGCTGAATTAGATCGCACAATTGTTTTAAGAGAAGAACTAAACAGAAAAGAATCTGAATCACTTGGCAGTCAGATCATTGCTAAGGATGCAGAAGCTGCTGCAGTTAGAACTCAGCAATTGAAGGATGCGGCTGATGCTGCTGCGAAGCTATACTTAGAACAACAGAAGCTTCAACAGTTAGACTACACTGCTGCAAATGCATCTATCACTTCTATCGGCGATACAATCGGCGGTGTTGGAGTTCAATTCACAACATTCTTTCAAGCATTGCGTGAGCAAGCTGCTGGTATGAAAGTAACCTTCGGAGAATTAGCAGGCACTGTGCTTAAGGGTTTTGCACAAGCATCAGGTCAAGCGTTCGCTGCATTCGGTGCAGCACTACAGCGTGGTGACAATGCACTTGAGGCATTCGGACAGAGCTTAACAAATGCCTTCGGGAATATGCTGGTGCAGTTAGGTACTGGTTACATCTTACAAGGTACTGCTCAAGCCATTGCAACATATGGCGCAGAAGGTTTGCCATTGATAGGTGCTGGTGCGGCACTTGCTGCATTCGGAGGATTGATCTCTGCATCTGTTAGCGGAGGCGCAACTGCACCAAGCGGAGGATTCTCAAACTCATCTGGCTCATTCGCTGAGGCTGGTATCGGTACTGCTCCAGGTCTAGCAACTGACAATCAAGAGGTTGATCAGAGAGAGCCAACAACAGAGATAGTTGTAAACTTTGAAGGTGCAAATATCATGGGTGACGAATCAGCAGGGCGCAGAATAGTTGAACTCATCAACTCTGCATTTGATTCTCAAGGCGTTAAAGTTCGCAGAGGGGCATTAGCGTAATGGCTTTACAAACAAGATCTCAATTCTACTTCGGACAGCTTATAACTAACGAAGGTATTTACATCGACTTCTCAGAAGGCGGTCCTGCTTTAACAGCAGTGCTTGTACCTAATTACTATTCTCCTGAGCAATTTTGTCTTGAAGTTACTAGAGCAATGAACGCAGCAGGGGCATTGACATATTCTTGCACGTTCAACAGGACCACAAGAATCATAACGCTTGCAGCTTCTGGTGTTTTCAGTATCCTTAAGTCAACAGGTCCTCATGCAGAGAATCCAATCTATGTAGTCCTTGGCATGATCGGCGGCGATGTTTCAGGGGCTTCTTCATATACCTTCTCAAGTCCTTCTGGACTTTCATACAGACCGCAATTCTATCTCTTGGATTATCTCGCACCTGAGGACAATTCTCAGGCTATTGATGGGACAATAAACAAGTCAGCTGGTGGAGTTGTCGAGGTTGTTAAGTATGGCCTAGAGTCGTGTGTTGAGTTGACAATAGACTTTGTTAACAATGATCCAAGAACAGATGATCAGCACTTGGAGCAAGACTTAAGTGCAGTTGAGAATTTAAGAACATTTATGAGTGAAGTAATTCAAAAAGCCAACATTGAGTTTATGCCAGACAGAGATGATCCGAGTGTGTTCTATACGATTCAGATAGAGCGAACGCAGTCTAATCAGCTTGGTCTAGGTTATAGAATCAGAGAGAAAACATCACAGGGTTTTGTTGGATATTATACCACTGGTCTATTGACCTTTAGAATTGTGGAGTAAGTGTGATAGTAGATTCAAATCCAGTTAACGCAGCTTATACGAATACAAAGGTAATGTCTCGGACATCTGACACCTCAACAACTGGTGTTGTGTCTTTACTTAACGCAGGATCTGGCACGCTTTCAGATATCCAAAAAGACATCAATGACATCTTCACTGCAACTGGTATCGCTGGTGAGAATGATTCTCTTGCCAACACATACTCTAGCAATGAGGTCATTGTAGACGGTGACTCGTACAAGGAGTGTCTTGTCGCTATTGATGCTGAGTTTCATGAGACCACAGGTCACGTTCACGATGGCACATCTGGCAACGGACCACAGATCTCCGCTGATGTACTTGCGAACTTCAACAATTACTTTGCAGAGTTTCAAGGTGTGAGCATCACTGCTGCAAGCGGCACATCGATGGACGTTTCTTCATACTTCACAGGAAAGCTTTCAACGGGTACAGCGACAACAATCGGTGTGATCACTGTTGCGCCTTCTAACAAGGTAACATTCGTTAAGACTTCAGATGGTACAGCTATCGAGGACGGCGGAGGCCAGCGCGTATATGCAAGGCTCACTTACTCTGTTGGTGTGTGGACT